CTCGCTACGTGCTGGGATATTTGTATCGAAGCTGCTGATGTGTCTGGTCTCGACTATAGTATTTCAGCTGAGGATTTGTCCATCTATTTTTCAAGTATGTTGATGTATGAAGACCCTAAGGTTCCTCATTATAAGATCAAGCGACGCATTCTTCAATTTGTTTGTAAAAATGTTATTAAGCAGATTGTTCTTCTCACTTCTAACCAGTGGTCGATTAAGACTGGTGGTATGGCAAGTGGGTGGTGGGATACTTCTCATGGTGATTGTTTTTGTCTTTTTCTTTGGTTCTGCACTTTTCTTTTTGTGCAGATTCTTAATGCTCCTGAAAATCTTCGTGACAAACTTATGGAAGCTGCTCTTGATTGGATTGTGATGGTTCTTTATGGTGATGATCATTTGTGGAACCGTACTATGGATCTTGATGTTTCAGCCTGGTTCAATGGTGCGGCTTTCGCTCGCTTTCTTAAACTTTATAAGGACGTGGATTTGAGAGACCAAGTGTGTACCTCCTTTGCTTCTAAGCAGCGTCATGGTTATCTTGTTCACGTTGGTTCTATTTTTCTTAAGCACTATTCTGTTGTGAACCCTTATCGTGAGCGTCCTGCCCAACCTACTTTTATCGCGTTCCGTGAGACTCCTGAGTTTATTGTACGTGCTGTTCATGGTCGTCTTCCAAAGAGCCGTACATGTTTCGACGTTATTTTATCTTTGATGGGTCATTCGTATGGCACCTATGCGTCTAATCGGGATGCGTATGATATTATGGCGATTATGTATCAGAACTGTCTTGATCAGCTTGGTCTTTCTGATGAAGAAGTTCTCAATCGTATTATGGTTGATTTATCTGTTGACGACATTGCGGATTTTCGTCGTAAGGGTATTGATGTTGCTGACCTTATTAAAGGCTTCCCTTCTTGGGAACGTCTTATTTCTCAAAATAATTATTCTCCCATTCATCGTAACAACATCCAGCCTGAGGACTCTGAGGAGGTTGTTAACCTTGAGTGGGATGATGTTTCGTGGTCCGTTTAAAATTTTTATTATCTTTATTGTTTTTCTTTGTATGTGTGTGTTTCTCTCTTTTCTATATGATCCGATTTGTTCGGGACAAGCTCTGTCTGACAGCTGACAGGGA